CTTGATAGGTTAAAAGAGAATTTTACAACTGAATTTGCTACCAAATCTAGAGTTGTTCCTAGTATTAATAAATGGTCATTAATAAACTCAACTAACGTTAGAGAAAATCCTTACTACTTAAATGTTTCAGAAACTTTTGGCGAAACTAACTTTTCACCAAGTTTAGAAAGTTTAGAAAGAGATCCGAAAAAAATGACACATGAATGGTTTTATTTAGATAAAAGACCAGACTACTATATGACACCTTTAGAAGAATTTAGTTATTTAGAGAATGCGAGTGATTTACCTATAGAATTTGATGATTTTAAAAGTGTAGATTTTGATTATTTTAAATCTTACTTTTTATTGCAAGGTAATTTAGCCAATAGATGGAGTCATTTACCTAAAAAGAGAAAATATACTTTTATAGAAGAGGGTACTAAAGAAAATTTCGCGTCTACTATTTTTAAAGGTTTGAAATTCTCTATGAAATCTAGAAAGAAAGCAGAAAATTCAATAACTAAAGAATTTATTAAATCTACTGAGTTTAATGGTTATAGATTTACAGCTTTTATGAAAACTAAGTTTGATGATTCTAAACCAAATCATTTAGGTGTAAGAGTTATTAGAAATAAGAAATTTAAGTATGTTGTTTTAATGTTAGAATTAGAAATGTCTGATTCTAATTATGATTGGTTGAATAGGAGATTATTGTATGAATTAGACCATAAATTAGAAAGTGGAGATTATGCAGATGCCCAAGTAAGTGGTGCTTTAGATTTATCTTCAGTTTCGCTTCCAGTTTCTGGTTTTACTACATTAAGTTCAGTACCACATGCTGATGGTTCAACTACAGAATTTCTACACCAGATATTAAAAGATCCGACTACTGGTTTATATGGAGTTTTAAAAATAAAAATAGGGATTATTGAATATGGTATTCAGATCGCTAGTGTTATTAATAATACTACAATTCAGTTAGAAGGTGCAATGTATGAACTTTCTACTGGAATTGTTCAACCTACTGGTTTTTATACAAGTTCACAATATAAGTCTGCTGAATATAGTTATGAGGGTGGAGGAATATTTGCACATAGGGAGCTTTTAAATCAATTGTCAGCAGGTAACGTTGCTGAAATATTAAATAAGTCTAACGCCGCAGAATATATTACAGTAGAGTCAGATGGTACTATAGTTGAAAATAATTTTGTTGTAAATATAGATGACGGAAATGAAGTCATAAAAACTTCTAGCTTAACTGCAGATGTAGACACAAATAAGCCTAAGGCATTTAGTCTTACGAATTCAGTTATAGGATATGAGATTCAAAAAGCACAAAATGAGTATTTTACATTCTTAAAAAGACATAACGGTAGATATTCTCCAGCTATGAAATCTATAGTAACTTTTAGAGAACCTTTTTCTAGACATAAAATAGATACAGATTGGACTACAGAAACTCCGGCTATGCCAAGTTCTACTTATGATTATAGCAACCCTGAATTAAATGAACTTACAAGTGCTCTTTATAAAAAATTAAATGATTTAGGAGTATTTTACGATTTAACATTTATTAGAGATAGTGAATTTAGAGAATCTTATGGAAGAATTAAAAATTATTTTTATCACAAAGTAAATGAAATAGACACAGAGGGTGTTATTAAACTTTCAGAGTCAGATTCACTTTTGCCTAAATATAGTTTAATTGATGAAATTGCTATTGATAAAAGAGACATTAATATATTTAAGTCAAGATGGGAACATGAATACTATGTTAGAGCAGAATCTGCTTCTAATAAAACATTGGTTCCTGGAACTAAAAATATAATTGAAGAAAAAAGTTATCTTTCTTCAAATACTCCTAAAATTGGAACTTCATATCAGATATTTGATTTTACTTCTGAATACTTTGATACTTTAGACATTTTAACAGATGCTAAAATATCAGATAATGTTGAGAGTGAAGTTGCTTTTACAGAGACTAAATCACAATTAATCATAGACTTTTATCTAGAAAAAAGTGCAGTTCGTTTCTTTAAAAATGAAGGTATCAAAGACACTATAACAAAACATGTTGCATTGGAAGATAGTTTTGGTAGAATAGATTCATTAGATGACGATATTGAAGAATATGTTTCTAATAATATCCTACCTCTTTTTTCTATAAGTTCAATTGATTTATATGTTCTTAGCAGTAAAAAGATTACATCATCAATTGAGTCTTCAGCAAGCATTGCAGATGTCGAAAATGGTGGTTATGAATTAGACAACAATTACAGCTTTGTATTAGACCCTAGAAACCCACTTAATTTTAGACTAATATATAATAAAAAAGCAGGTTTAAAAGCAAAGCTTAGACCTGTTATAAAAATAAAGTCATAAGATGGCATTAAATTTAAAAGAAATATTCGAAAGCGATTCTGAAATTATCAGAATAAGCAAGTTAAATTATAATTTCGATCAATTATTATCAAATGGTGGAGGACCTCAAGGTCCTCAAGGAACTCAAGGTGTTACAGGTATTGCTGGACCAGTAGGTTCAACTGGAGCTGCAGGACCTCAAGGACCTGCAGGAGCAGATGGAAGTAACGGAGTATCTTTAAACGTATGGGACACAGATCAAGAATATGACGATGGTGGTGGAGCAACCCCATCTGACTATTATATTATTAGACCATTTAATTTAGACGGGTCTCCTACAACAGACTTAAAAACTAGAATGATTTTAGGAGATGAAAGCGCATTTAATGCTGCTGCAAATTTACCTAATTTTGAACCACTTGCTCTTTTAAATCTAATAATACCACAAGACCCTTCTGGAAATACAGAAGTTTCTAACCATATTGAAATACTTCATTCATCAACAGGTGCTGCTAAATATGCTATAAGAAGTGAATTTGTCGGAGCTGATACAACTTTTAAAATTACAGGAAATTCTACACCAGGAGAAACTAATTTCATAATAGATATTCCAACAACGATTTCATTGAGTTCAGGAAATGCTAGTATTACAACAACTTCAGGTGACATAAATATAACAGGAGCTGCTGATATCTATACAAGTGCTGATGGAAATATAGAAATAAAATCAACAGGGGATGGAGACATAACCTTTGGTTCATTAAGTGGAAACATTGTTACTAATATTTTTGCAGAAGAAGATGTTATTATAACAGCAGGACAGTATATAGCATTAACTGCTACTGAAGATACTACAATAAACTCTAAAAATGCAACTATCACTTCTACAGTAAGCAACACTTTAGTGGCACCTGATAATTTTTTAAATACAACAACGCCAAATGGTACGAATACTTTAACAGCATCGGGATATCAAGGTAGTAATAGATTAATTGCAGATGGTCCTTCAAGTATTAATGTAATTGATGCGAAATCATATAACGTTTTAAAAGTTGACGGTGTAGATAAGTTTAAAGTATCCAGTGGAATTAACACTTCTTCAGAAAGTATATTCTTTGATGATCCTGACGGAAGTCATGATAGTACATATTCTTCTGGAGATGGCGTTAGATGGAAAGAAGGAGGGGCATATAACCAAATAGATAGTACTACAGGATATTACGCTGCGCCTAATAATGGTTCTACTGATGCTGAAAGAACTTTATCAGATTATTACTGGGAAAAATCTATTATAGATTCATGTGTAATTAAAAATGCGAATGGTGCTGTTAGTTTACCATTTGGTAGTGGGAATGATGTTGGAGACTTTTCAAATTATGGCAATATTACAGCATCAGGTACTCCAACAAATTCAGATGCTTCTGAAATGGCTTACATAAAGGTTGGTAATAAAGTAGAATGTTGGGGTAAAGGAAACGTAGAAGTAAAAGCCAGTAATAGAAGTACATGGGCATCAAACTCAAATCCATTAGTAATTGATATTTTTGGAGTAGAGACTTTTCCATATACAAATGATGCTAATTTTTATATAGATGTAGATATTACTTTAAATTCTGAAGGAACTACGCCATCAACAGATACCGATTATACTGTATCTGATTATACTCAAGTTGGTAGAATTTACCCAGGAAGTAACGAAATTTATTTATTTAATAAAGGATTTAAAGAAATTGGTGGGGTTGCAACATATTTTATGGAACCAATAAGAGCTGAAGATTTAATAGACAGTGGTACTCCAAATGATCAGTTTATTCATTATTCTTTTAAGTTTTCAATACCAGTTGATTATAACTCATATAATAGATCCTACTATGATACAGCAGCGGGCGGCGCACCAGTTGGTTTATAATAAAATAAAAATAAATGTTTAAGAAAATAGAAATAAAACCAATACACTTCATAGCAGCTATACTAGTACTGTTACTGTTGATGCTTATGCAGTGTAACAGGGTTAGTAAACTTAAACAAGAAAATGTTGCTTTAGAAAATAAAGTTGAAAGAATAAAAGGTAATGTTGAAGCAAGTGTAGATACTGTTGAAGTTTTTACTAATGATAATGGTTTTTATATTAGTGAAATAAAAGGGTATCAATTTACTGTTAAAGAATTGAAAAAAGAAAATGTTGAATTGTTAGATAAATACAAGGACGCGTTAGAAGATGCTTTAAAATTAGAAAGATTAAATCAACTCTTACAGGCTCAAATAAATATAAAAGACGTAGATACTGTTTGGGCTATAGTCAAAAACGATACTACTCTTATATTTTCAGATTCTACATTTTATGAAGATGATAATTGGCGAAAATTTACAGCTACTGTAGATGTTTCTTTGAACGACACTGTAATTAAAGGAGCAATAGGAACTTTTGATTACGACCAAAATATAAAATTATATGCAGGTATAGAGACTGTAGATGGTATTAAAAAAGTTAATATTTCTACTAAATATCCTGGAATAACATTTAAAAACATTGAGGGTATTTCTATAGTAGAAGATGAACTTAATAAAATTAAAAAACAAAAAAGAGGTAGACTTTCTTTAGGAGTTGGAGGAGGTTATGGAATAACTTTTGGTAATAGTAATACTATATACCATGGACCACAAGTCGGGTTATTTTTAACTTATTCACCTAAATGGCTACAATTTTAAAAAGATAAATAATATATGGCACAATCATCTAGATATTTCAAGATAGACGAAGACGTACTTTTAGAATTTATATACCATGATCAGGCTAATGCTACTGATTATGATATTGATGTTGATGATAATGGTAGCGAAATAAAAGTTTTAGATACTGTTGACGGAGACTATCTTTCTGCAAGACATTTAATACATGAACTAGGAAGTGATGTTGTAAATTTCGATGTTACTGAATCAGGTGGATATGTTGCTATAGAAAACTTTGCAGCTAGAACTTTATTATTAGAAGCTGGAAAAACTTATAAATTTAATTTAAGTGCAGTTACACTGCCTTTAACATTTGATATTACTGGAAATAGTGTTGGTACTCCATACGATGCAGTTACTCAAATTTATACTTATATACCTAACATTACAGGTTCCTATTTATATTCAATCACTGGTTTAACTGGTGGAAAAGTTACAGTTGCAAATACAGCTAACCCATTATTTGCAACTCCCGATGAAGAAACTGGAAATAGTATAAAAACAGGTTCTGGAACAATTGGAAGATATCATGGAGTTTCAGTTGGAGAAAACAAATATGCTTTATTAGATAGCACGAATTCATTTATAAACGACCCTTCTTGGTTGGGTAGTGATTCTGCTGCTTTAGCAGCAAGTCAAGCAAACGCTACTTTAAATGTTAATTTTATTAGATATGATAAAATAAGACTTCATTTAAGAAATGGCTTTAGTTTTGCAGCTAGAGGAAAGCAGGGATTTTTATTCGAAGTTAAAACAGATAGAGATAATGAGGTTCAAAATTATTTAACTCAATTAGTTTACTTAAACACTTCTAATTTTGAGACAAAAAATCCAAAACCATTTATCATATCAGAAACTCTTTATACTAATTTTATTGAGGTAAAAGTTCCAACATTAGTTGGTCAATATCAAGATTTTGAAGATATATTTTATGGTGATGGAACATTAGGCTCTAGTAATGTTTTTCCTACTTCAAATTATAATATTTCATTTAAACTTATAAATACCCTTGAAGATAATGCAAGTATAGATTATTTTTATACAGGAGAAGAACAAAATGTTTTAATAAGTAGAGAAGATGAATTCCAAGATTTTACAGTAAAAGTTCAAGAATCTGCAGATGGAGATTACTTTGAAATATTTGGAGAAAAAGATGCAAGTGCTGCTGATTTCGAAGCGTATATTATTGATAGAATATTAAACTCAACTGCGGATATTTCAGTAATATTTGACATTACCGTTTTTGAAAACGTAGGTACTGGTTTTATAGAAACTTATTCTACACAAATGACAAAAGTTGAAGATTGGGAAGAACCTATAGAGTTTAGACCTATTATTAAATTCTCAAATACAGCGACAAGTTTTGCTATTGATGTTGTTATGAGAATCTATAATCAAACTGACAATACCCAAATAGTTAAAAATGCAAGTTTAACATATACAAACGCTGCTAAATATGGTAAAAAATTATTGAGAGTAAATATAAACTCTACTAACAATTTAACTAGAATCTATAATACATTACCAGATAGACAAGCAACTAGAAATACTGCACAGGTTTTAAACAGTGCTCTTCCAAAGGGACAGGTAAAATATACTCCTACTTTTATAGAAAGAATGGAAATTACAGCAACTCCTGAAAAAATAACATTGGAAGATGGAACAGTTACAACTTTAGGAACTGAAGAGATTTTAAATATAGGACCTTTCGATACTTATATAAAGTTTTCTATCTCTAAAATAGAAGATGGTGAAACTAAGGCAATATCATTCCTAGAATCAGGAAATGTAAAGATGACATTTAATTCAGGTTTAAGTTTTAATAATGTAACTACATTTAAAGATGTTGATGCTAGCAAAGGAGAAGTTTTATTTCAAATAAGTAAAGCCAATGCTTTAAAAGTTCAAGCGCTCACCAATAAAAATTACTATCTTTCTGTAGATAATGGTTCAACTGAAACTATGATTTACAAAGGTACATTTATAGCAATATGATTTTAAACAGTAGAAATAATTTATTTGATTTTAGGTTTCCTAAAAACTTTATTCCAAAAGAAGTAGCGGAAAAGTATAAAAAGTATTTGCATAAAATTCCAGGAAACATGTTAGAAAACCCTATAGATTTTATCAATTACACAATACAGGAGGTTAATTTACCAGGAATAAGTTTCGACCCAGTAACTCAAGCTGATAATGATGGAACTACAAGATATCATAGAGGTAGACTTCCAATACAAAATCTTATTGAGAGGCAATTTACTGTAAAGTTTCAATTGTTAGATGCTTACTTAAATTATTGGATATTAACTGATACTCTTTTATTTTATTATGCAGATGAAACTCCAGATAAATATATCCCAGATGTTAAATTAAGAATATTAGATGCTGAAGGTTTAGGAGTTGCTAGTATTGGTTTTGAAAAACCTATCATGAATTCTATTTCAGATTTAAACTTAAACTTGGCAGAAAATGTAGCAGAGTTTAATACATTTGAAGTAAATTTCTACTATAATATGTTTAACATAAAAATAGACTTAGATTAAAAACAAATATATAAATTATGAAAACGTTTGTAAAATACTTGGAAGAAAATCAGGTAACTGAAAAAGAAATACAACTTCTTAATGAAGGACTTCAACAAGAATGGACGCCTGAATTAGAAGCTAAAGTTGATGAGGCAGTTGATTCTTTTTTAAATGAATATCGTGATGAAAACGGAGATTTAGATTTAGAAAGGTTTAATGAAGAAATGACAAATGAAGGTCTCTTCGGTTCTATTGTTGGTGGTCTTACTGGTTTTGCTTTAGGAAAGTCCATGGGTAAAATGATTGCTAAAGTTTTAGGTATTGACAAAGGTGTTCTCTATGATTTATTAACTTCAAGACTTGTAGGTACCGCTCTAGGTGCTACTATTGGAAAAAGATTTTAATATGAATTTTATTACTATCGACTTTTCTCTTAATTCTCCAGGAATCTGTATTTTTAATGATAAGAGTAAGAAGTATCACTTTATTTCGTATGTTAAAAAGAATGGTTCTAAAAAAGCTATAAAATTACAAGAAGAATTAGGAATGTTAGAAGAGGTTACTCTTGTCTTTCAACCTAATTTTGAAAAAGAGTTAGATTATTCTAGTGTAGAGTTAGGTAAAATTAAAAGGTATGATGTTATGTCCAATGACATTATTAATCTTATTACACAAAACACTTTTAAAGATGATGGTTTCATGATTGCTTTTGAAGGAGTCAGTTATGGGTCTAAAGGAGGAACTAATAATATTATTGATATGGCGAGTGCTGCATCTATTCTCAAGATAAAACTTCTCAAATACTTTAAACCCGAAGATATTCAAACAGTTTCTCCTGCAACAATTAAGAAACATGCTGGAAAGGGCAATATGAATAAGAGAACTCTTTGGGATGTCTTTGTTGAAAATAGAACAGGAGAGGAATTTCTAGAAGAGAATAATTTTTGGAAGTTCTCGAAAAAACTTGAAGTGGGCAAGTCTGTTCCTAAACCCTTTGATGACCTTGTAGATGCCTTTTATCTTAATAGTTTGTTAAGAACCCTGAAAGCTAATCTAACCTCTCCTTCCTAAAGACTTAAGTTATATAACACGTAGCGGCTTTTGTTTCAAAAATAATAAACTTTTTTTAAAATAAATGCCCTCAGATTTTTATTTGTCGTTTATTATGATTATATTTATACTATAACAAACTAAAACAAAGATGATTAAAAGAAAAATAGCCGATTGGATGTATCGCTTCTGGTATAAAAACCACACTCATATATGGGTATATGAACCAGCATATGTGTTAAAATCAAATAGTGAAAACGTCAAATGTAAATTATGCGGTAAAACAACTACTAAAACAGAATTATTTAAACCAAAACAAAGATGAGTTTAGCAACATTATATTTAATTATTCAGACACCATTAGTAACAGCTTCATTTTGCTTAGTAGCTTATCAAACTAGAATTTACTATAAACAAAAAAAGTTGCTCAAAGAAATGATAGAAAACCAAAACAAAGATGAGTGAAACAACTTTGTCTAGGTAGCATATAAAAATAAATACGGGGAGTTGGCCAAATGGCAAGGCGACTATTCTTATTGAACCCAGCCCTGATCAGGCTAGAAGAATAAGCAGATCACTTATTTGGAAAAAGGTGTAGAATAGTAGATGATGGTTCGATTCCGTCACTCCCCAGCTCTTAGATAGGTTATAAAAGACCGAACAACGAGGCGTCAGCAATCCGCAATTATCCACGCCTACAACTGAAAGGAGAGTCTAAGTGGGATATAAACAAAACAAAATAAAGATATATAAATTAATATGGAAAACAGTAAATTAGTTAAAATTACTGGGCTTTAAAACATAATAATTTAGGCTTCATTAAGAAAGCAATCTTTAGTCAGATAGACTCCCTTAAAAAGCTCATATTTAAACAATTTAAAAGTTTTCTATATAACTATAAGTAATAAACGTAAATTAAAGTAAATTAAAGATTATGAGTGAATTTAACATTTTTAGTATTGGTGTAGAAGATATCGATACGCATGAACAACCACAAAACACAGGCACAAATACAATGTATAAGCCTACTGCGGATGATGGTAAAGACGGAACCTATAAGGCTCTTATTCGTTTTGTACCTAACGTAGAAAACCCAAGAAACAGTTTAATTAAGAAATACGTCAACTGGCTAACAGGCCCTGATGGTGAATCAAAATTAGTAGATTCTCCAAGTTCAATCGGTGAAAGTTGCCCAGTAGCAGACGCTTTTTGGAAATTAAGAAAATCAGATTCAGCGGTAGACCGTAAAGCTTCTGATAAATTAAAAAGAAGAGAGCAATATGTTTCTCTTGTAAAAATCATCAAAGATCCACAGCATCCTGAATTAGAAGGAACTTACAAGATTTTTAAATTTGGTTATAAAATCAAAGAAAAAATCGATGCTGAATTAAAGCCTAATTTCGGTGACCCAACGCAAGTGTTCGATTTATTTGAAGGTAAGAATTTTGAATTAGTAATTACTAGACAGAATGATTATAATAATTATGACACGTCTAAGTTTTCATCTTCAAAATCAGCAGTTGTTATTGGTGAAAAGTCTAAACCAGCGGAAAGAGTAGAAGAAGATATGGCTACTATTAAAACAGAACTAGAAGGAGCACCTTCACTTGCATCTTTTGAGTATAGAGCATGGGATGAGCCAACTAGAGAATTCGTTAATAGCGTTATCAAAATGTACTTAAATCCAGGAGACGCAATGGATAAAGTTACAAACCAAACTTTTGATAAGCCAGCTGCAAAAGCAACTCCGAAAACAGAAGCTGCAGCTGCCCCGGAAACAACACCAACCGGAAGTGGAGAATCTAGTGCTGACTTAGAATCTTTTTTGAATGACCTCGAAATCTAATATACTTACATTAGAACTTAAAGAAAAAATCAAAAAAGCTTTAAAGCAGGTAGTTCTTAAAGAACACACAAGCCACAACAAGCAAATGATAAAAGACATGTCAGGTAGACTAAGCCTGGCATGTCCTTATTGTGGAGACTCTACTAAAGACGACACCTTAAAAAGAGGTAACGTTTATTGGAGCACTTTACAATATCATTGCTTTAATTGCGACCACCATTCTGATATTTATAATTTCTTAAAAGACCATGGAATTAGAATGTCAGAAAACATGGACGTTATAGAAGTTTTAGATTATATAAAGGTAAATAAAGCTGCCACTCAAGAGTACGAAAAGTTTACTCCATTTGTATATGAAAAAATAATAAATCTTGCAGTAGAAGAAAAAGATTTTATGAAAGCCACCAATTCTAAGAAAATAGTTCCAGGAGATTGGATATGGTTTCAATTAAAAAATAGACTTTTAAGCCACAAACTAGATAGGTTCTTATATAACGAAAGAGAAGGTAGACTGTGGATATTAAATAAAACATTAGAAGGTAAAATTGTCGGAGCACAAGCAAGAAGAATGAAAGGAAAAGGCTCTAGATATTTAACTTATGATATTTCAAAAATATACGAAACGATTTTAAATAAGCCTTTAGAACTAGAAGAAGAAACACTTACAGGAATCAACAACGTTTCAACTCTTTTTGGAGCATTAAACGTAAACTTTCAGCAGCCTGTAACTGTATTTGAAGGACCAATGGATGCTATGTTTATGAAGAACTCTATAGCACTCTGTACAGTTGGAAGAGATACTATGAAATTAGATGCTATCGAATCAGTAAGATATATGCTAGACAACGATAGTGCAGGTCTTAAAAAGACCATAGAAAAACTTAAAAAAGGAAAGACCGTATTTATGTGGTCAAAATATATCAAAGATAAAAAATTAGATAAATATAATAACATAAAAGATCTGAATGATTTAATAAAAGTCTGCTATAATAACCAGATTAAGTTAAATTTATCTGAATTAAATAACTATTTCACGAATAATAAATTAGATCTGTTGTATGTTTGATTTAAGTATGGAAGAAGAAATAGACAAGTTCTATAATGATGGTGATAGATTTAAAAATCTTAAACATCTTATAGATTTTGAGTTTAAAGACAAAGAATATTTAAGCACTGGATTTGAAATTCCAAAGCCTAAACATAAAAAGAAATTAAAAGCGGCCAAATTTATAAGGCCAAATAACAAAGATAAATCATTATTTTAAATGGAAGAAGGAGCAAAAACACAAGAAAGCAGAGTATTACTTTTAGATAGAAAATTAGGAGAACAAAGAGCTGCATGGACCGGTAAAATAACTGTACTGGCAAACGGTATTAAAACGCTTTCAGGAATGGAAGTCGTTATTTCTGATATCTTAAATGTTAGACAACAATTAGTCGAGCAGTTAATGTATGTTCAAGTAAAGCAAAAAGACCAAAAAAGAAGAAATGACATAAAGTGGAAAGATGCTTGGATAAGATATTACAATTATGATTACAAGTTAACTGATAAGATTAGAGAAAAGTTTATCGAAGCAGAACTTGGAGATGATAGAATGATTTTATCTCTATTAGAAAATCAAGTAGATTTCTATAGAGAGTCAGTAAAAACTCTAGATAATATGGGTTTTGCTGTTCGTAACAGATTGGCGATAAAAGATCTGGTATGATAAAGAAAGGAAATATGAATAATGTTACTAACACTAACGGAGAATAAGCAATTCTTAAGAGTTGACGAGGCGACAGAATTAGAACTAGAACAACTTAATATTTCTTTAACTAAAAGAATAGATAGTTGGAGATTTAACCCTCTTGTAAAGAGAGGAGTGTGGGATGGATACGTTTCTTATTTTAAAGATAACAAATGGATTCCAGCTGGACTTTGGAGATATGTCTATAATGTTTGTAAAGAATACAAATTCGAATTAAAAATAGAAGGAGTCACTGAACTGTTTGATAAAAACATAACAGCAGATTGGTTCGAGAAATGGGCTTTAGGGTTTTTTGAAGGAAACGAAATAACACCAAGAGACTATCAAATAGAAGCAGCATACAATATACTAAAATTTAGAAAATGTTTAAGTGAACTTGCAACATCTGCAGGAAAAACACTGATAAGTTTTCTTACAGTTGCATATCTTCTAGAAAGAGAAAAAGCAAAAAAGATTTTGTTTATAGTTCCTAATGTATCTTTAGTAGTGCAAGCAACCGAAGACTTTAATGATTATAATTTTCAAAATAGAGTAAATATAAAAGTTCAACAAATATATAGTGGGCAGAAAATAAGAGATGGTAGAAATGTCGTTATAGGTACTTATCAATCTCTTGTTAAAAAAGAAAAAGAGTACTTCGATCAGTTCGATGCTGTAATTATTGATGAGTGTCATAAAATGAAAAGCCAATCAATCAAGACTATTCTTTCAAAATGTACAAATGCAGAATATAGATATGGTCTTTCAGGTACAATTCCAAAAGAGGGAACTTTAGATAGATTAACTTTAATGGCACATACAGGACCTTTGATATCAGAGGTAAATGCACACTTTTTACAGGAAGAAGGTCATATAGCAAAATGTTTCGTAAAAGTTATTGAAATGAATTATGCACCTGAATCAGCTAAAAAAGCATTTGAAGAAATGTCTCAGAACAGATATGAAAGCAAAGATGTATTCCAATTAGAACAGAACTACATAATACAGTCAGAAGCCAGATTGGATTTTATTACAAAAGTAATAGGTAAAATACCTAAAAATAGTTTAGTTTTATTTCATAGAATAGAACATGGTAAAAAGATATATGATAAACTTAGACAAGATACCGATAAGACTATTTACTATGTAGATGGAGGTATAGATAAGGATATTAGAGAAGAATATAAAAAGAAAATGGAAAAAGGAGATGACGTAGTCATCGTAGCAAGTTATGGTACGTTTTCAACGGGTATTTCCATTAAAAAGATACACAATATATTCTTTACAGAAAGTTTTAAATCGGAGGTTATTATAAGACAAAGTATTGGTAGAGGTTTAAGACAACATGAGTCAAAAGATAAAGTTTTAATCATAGATTTTGTAGATGATTTATGTACGGATCAATGGAAAAACTATCTAATGAAGCATTCTCAGGTTAGACAGAAAATCTATAAAGATCAGAAATTCAAGTATGAGATTAAGAAATTTCAATTTGATGGATAAATTATTGATATATAATAAAACTGAAATAAAAATAAGTAAAAATGGAAAGAAAATTAGAAACATTTGCTAGTTTTTCTCAAACTAGAAAAAGAATTATTGAAGATAAAGAGAAATGGGCTGCTACTGTAAATAGACAAGTTGAAGCACAGAGATTTACTGAACTATTATCAAAATATAACGTATCTTCAGTTGCTGAACTAGATGAAGAAAAAAGAACCGAGTTTTTTACAACATTATCTAATAATAACGAAGATTTAGAAACAGAAGGTAACAAATTTGGAGCTGCTGTTAAAAAAGCTAAAGAAGACGGAGAAGAAGAATTCGAAGTTGATGGCAAGAAATATCAAGTAGAAGGTAACAAATTTGGAGCTGCTGTTAAAAAAGCTAAAGAAGACGGAGAAGAAGAATTCGAAGTTGATGGCGAAACTTATAAAGTAGAAGAAGCTGCTCAATTAATGGATGAAAAAACTGGAAAGATTGTTAAATTACCATATAAGACTAAAGACTTTAGAGGAGACCCAATTACGGTCAAAAGTTTTACTGAACCTCACAAATCAAGTTCAAGCGGAAGAATACAAACAGACCAAGGAGAATACTTTCCTGGAGTTGCAAATTGTATAATTGTAGGCCATAAATTTGAATCAGAAATTACTGAAGAGGTAGAAATTAACGAAGCAATTCAAGTAGAGAGAAAAAGAGCTGCTAAAAAAGTAGTTACTCAACTGAATAGACTTTTTACTAAAAAGTTAGTAGATTTAGGTCAACTTGGAAAAGAAGGAATGCTAGGATGTGTAAAATATATTTGCGGAGAAGCAATGACTGATGCTAACTTCCACACTGAAAAACCAGCAGTCTTAAAAGCAATAAAAGGCGCTAATATTAAAGGTATTGAAATTAAATTACCAGGTCTTGGAGGATATCATGCTAAAATTAGTTCTGGAAGAATTAAAGAAATATTATTTAATCACGTTTCAGATATTTCAGCAGCAGCTGGTTGGGGAGGCCAAGCAATTGTAGAAGGATGTGCTCTTTACATATCAACAATGTTAAAAGATGATTCAACTGCTCAATCAATGTTAAATGCATTCAATGCACAATTTGAAGGAGCTGAAATAAGAGTCACTAGAGACGGTGTTATGGAAATTTACGAAAGTAAAACTTTTGAATCAGACGAGCCAAAATGTTCTAATAGAAAAGGACATTTATATAAGCAAATAGAATCAGATGGAACAGTAGAATGTGTACATTGCGGCTTAAAAAATTCATTAAGTGAATCTACAAATCTTGACGAAGCAGAAGTTAAATCAGACGAAGACTTTATTGAAATGGCAACCACTATTTACAAAAAAGCGTTCGGTGATAAATACGACGAAGAAAAAGCAAAAGAAGCAGCAGAAGGAATGCTGAAAAAAGCCGATGGAGATTACGGTGCAGCAATTGGAATGTTGCAGTCTTCAGTAGGTTAAAAATAATTTAAAAAAATTCAGCCCAGATTTTTTTGGGTTGATTTTTTTTATTATATTTGTATAAACATATAATATACTAATGCTTAAGACCTATACAGAATTCTTAATTGAAAAATATCAAACTGCAGAAAATCAGCTTATTTTAGAAGGTGGTGCTGCTGGGCATATGGCTCATCCGTTTGATTTTCATGATTTGACATTTAAAGATTTCAAAGGAATTGTAGAAGATGGTTTACAAGGCAGTTTGACATTTGAAGAAGGACCTACTGAAAAAACAGACGGTCAGAATTTATTTGCAACTGTTAAAAATGGTAAAGTGCTTTTTGCTAGAAACAAGGGAACTTTAATAAGTCCAATGGATTTGGCTGGCATTATTAATATGTTTAAAGGACATGCATCCTCTTTAGTAGAAGAAACTTTTGTTTTAGCAGCTAAAGATTTAGATGCTTCACTATCTAACCTTAAAGATACTTCAGATTTTAAAGAAGGAACAAACTTCTTGAATATGGAAATCATTTACACTAAAAATCCTAATGTAATTAATTATGATAGAGATTTAATTCAATTTCATGGAATGGTAGAAGTAGATGAAACTGGAAAGATTATATCAGAAGACGGCAAAGCTGGTGGAAAATTGGCTAAAATTATTAAAAGTGTCGAATTAGATGTGCAAAAGACTTTTACAATCATACCTCCTCAAATTATTAAACTTCAAAAAGATATTGACTTTGAGGCTAGAAGAGACTATTATTTTAAAAAGTTAGACAAATTAAGAGATGATTTTGGTTTAAAAGATGGTGATGAAGTAAAAGAATATCATGAGGCATGGTGGAGTAAAGAAATAGAAAAAGAATTTAAAGATTTAGATTCAAAAATAAAAGAAGGTTTATTTTTAAGATGGGCATATAAAGACAAACAAACTCTTAATATGGTAGCTATCAAAAAAATGGTAGAACCCGACGTTTTATCTAAAATTAAAGACTTTGATAAAGATAGACAT